TTTGATGGTAAAGATGACTACATAAGTAAGTTTGGTCTAAGGACTGAAGAATTGGCAACCTTTAGAGTCTCCCGCAGAAGGTTTGACGAAGTTATTGGTGAAGTCTATGGAAGAGAGCAACCAAACAACATCATAAGACCTAACGAGGGAGATCTGATATATCTGCCACTTGACAAAAACATTTTTGAAATACGTTATGTTACCCTAAAAGATAACTTCTATCAACTTGACGATTTCTATTCGTATGTTATTACTTGCAGTCTATTTCAATATAGCAGTGAAGTTATCGAAACTGGTGTACAAGAGATACAAGATCAAGTCCCAAGCAGTCTTGATAACTTACTATATTCTTTCATTGGTGCTTCTGAGAATGTACTCGTAGATGCAACTGACGCAGAATTAAATGCTATAAATATAGGTACAGAACCAACAAATCAACTTGAATATGATAGTGCTAACAAAACATTATATACTGAAGATTTAACAATTAGAAACTGGGCTGAATCCAACCCATTTGGACTATAAGGAACAAAAAATGAAAAATTATAAAGAAATGCTATTAGAAACTAGTCTTGCAAGAGTACACCAACACACTAAAGACTCTAATATTGGTATGATAACAGCACATAGAGGTGAAAATACTCCAGAACAAAATAAAGCTGGAAACAAAGAACTAGAAAAGAGTATTAGAGATGCTGGTCACGGATTTGCAAAAGTAAAGGGTAGATATATAGAAAATTTTGGTACTCCGCAAGCCAAGGCTGTCGATGAACATAGTTATCTGGTTATTGGTAAGAGGGGTGATGATAGCGGTGAATTAAAGAATTTCTTATTGCAGCATGGTGAAAAACATGGGCAGGATTCAATTTTACACAAAGCACACAACGAACCTACTGCCAAACTACACGGCACTAAAGAAGGTGGCTGGCCTGGTAAAGGTGAGGTTGCGGATGTAGGTAAATGGCATCCAAATAGGGCTGGTGAATTCCATAGTGTTTTAGGTGGAAAGAAAACTTTCTCATTTGAATCATTTCAACTTGAATCAGTAAGTTGCAAAGTTATCAATGCAGGAGATGATAAAGCACCTACTCATAAAGAACCTTTAGTTACTGTAGATGGTAAAAAATATACTACCAAAGAACTTGCTGCAATGAAATCCAAGAAAAATGAAGAAATTGAAGAATCAACTCAAAGTGCAGATTGGAAAGCAAAATATAAACTTAAAGAAGGTGTGCTTGATTTTTTGAAACCAAAAACTCAAGCACAAAAAAATCTTCCTATAAATAGAAGTTCAAGTATTGTTAATGATGTCAGACAGGATTCTGAAAAGGTGCCTAATGGTAATATTGATGTGAAATATGATGATAAGATGACACCAGAAGAAGAAAGTAATGTAAAATCGCAGCAAGAAAGATCCGCAAATGCAAAAAAAACTTATGCACAACCAAATAGTGCTAAAGATTTATTAAATAGAGTAACGAATCCAAGAAAATATGCAGAACCAGATAATATATCTAATGCACAAGATCCATCAAAACGAAAAGGAATATAATATGAGTGAAGAAAAGGCAGGAATGTTAATTGTATTATGTTTTGATGTACGCAACAAAGCTCATATTGCTCATTTACAAACAAAAAGCTATGCACAACACATAGCTTTTAATGAGTTTTATGATGGGATTATACCGCTTGCAGATTCTTTTGCTGAATCTTGGCAGGGTAGGAATGGGATTATTGAATCCTATGTAACTATAAATAGCAATTCTAAGGGAGTTGAATCTATAAAATCTTTGAGGCGATGGGTAGATGTAAATAGGGCAGAAATTAGCAAAGAATCTGAATTGCAGAATATCATTGATGAGATCATTTCTTTGTGTAATTCTACTATTTATAAATTGGAGCAACTAAGCTAATGTTCAATACAGTATTTTCAAATTCAACTATTAGAAACTGTACGATTTCGTTTGGGGCATTGTTCACTGGATTGAAGATTAGACGCAATTCAGAAGCTGGAGTTGTTTTGGCAGAATTGGATGTACCTTTGGCTTATTCAGCTAGAGAAAAATGGGTTTCCAGACTAACCGGAAACCCTGATTTAAAACGTTCAACTTCAATGACATTACCTCGCATGGCTTTTCAAATGATTGGAGTTGAATATGACCCTGCAAGAAAATTGAATTCAATGAATAAGTTTACAAACATAGTTGCGGGTGATACGAGTTCATTACACACATCATTCTCGCCAGTTCCCTACAATCTTAATTTTGAATTATATACAGCAGCCAAGACAATAGAAGATAGTCTACAGATGCTTGAGCAGATTTTACCTTATTTCAAGCCAGCATATAATGTCTCTATTGCAACTATGCCGTCACTTGGTATTATACAAGATACGCCTATTGTATTGCACAATATCCAAATGGATGATAATTACTTGGCTGACTTTAAGGAAGAACGGCTTGTTACGAATACATTACAATTCGTAATTAAAACTTCATTATTTGGTCCAGTTACTACCAGTGCAGTTATAAAAAATGCAGATGTTAATTGTTACACTAATTTAATGGGAATTCCAAGTCTTAATGACCATTTCAATTGCCATGTAGATCCATTGACTGCTAATAAAGATCAAACACATACTATTCATGAGTCTTGGGAACTTTTGTGGTCTGATTTATGAGAATAGTGGGGATTGATTACAGCTTATCTTGTCCAGCCATTTGTATTAAAGAAGGTGGGTATTATAGTTTACATTATTTAACATCAATTAAGAAACATGTTGGATATAAAATAACTAAAAATCCAAATTTTTCTATAATTGGCGAATCTCACATAAAAGAATATTCATGCAATGAGGAACGCTTTGATAATATTGGTGAATGGGCATTATCTTTATTGGAACCAACTGATATAGTTAATATTGAGGGATATGCTTTTGCCGCTGCTGGACTCGTTTTTAATCTAGCTGAAAATACAGGCTTATTAAAACATAAATTATGGAAAGCTGGAATTAAATACCACATAACGCCCCCTAGTGCTGTAAAAAAGTTTGCAACCACTAAGGGTTCAGCTAATAAAGAATTGATGTGTAGTGCCTTTGTTTCACACACAGGTTTTGATATATTTGAAGTCTTTAATACTAAAAAACCAGTAAGCCCCATAAATGATATTTGTGATGCTTACTGGATGTGTAAATTTTTAGAATCTATTTTAAAACTACCGGAACTCTTATAATTTCTACTTTATCATTAATAACTTTAGCATAGAATATTAATCCACGTTTATTTGCAACACCATCAATTTGAACTTTTAAACCTTCTGGTGTTGTAAATGTATCATATATTTCTTCTTGTATTATTTTAAATTTATCTTCTGGTGAATAATTCAAAGCAGTTTCAACTTCATTCCTAACTTCTTCCGATAATCTTCTCATCGTGTAGGTCTTTTAACATGCGGTTTATGAATTGTTTTTACTGGTTCTACAACTACTTCCGCTACTTCAACTGGAACTTCAACTTCTACAATTTCTTCTACCACTTCATCTTTTACTTTTTTCATTTTCCTCTCCTTTTATTACGTTGTTTGGCAGTTGCCTTTGGTACTTCAATAATTACTTCTTTAACTGGCATTCCACTACATTGACAACCTTCATCACCAAAATGTTTACAGCCATTGGCCTTTGAGCAAATTTCCAATAATCTGAAAAGTTGACTTTCAGGAACTTCGTATATCGTTTCTTTCATTTAAATTACCTCAACTGGCGCAACAACTTTCTTTGCAACAACTCTTTTCTTTGTAGGTGCTTTCTTCTTTACGGGTTTTTTAACTGGTTCTTTATTTCTTATATCTGCTTTGGCAACACCTAATTCAGTTGCTTTAACTAAATCGGTGAAAGTTAAAGCTGAACCATGTCTACCCATATCTTCTATTTTAGCAACATCAAGTGTTTCAATTAATTCATGATAAACTGTTGATATAGTATTACCGAATACAGTCTTTTCTACAGTAAATTCCAAAAACAATTCAGGGTCATAATACGTAGGTGGCAAAATAGGGGCAATATAGCCTGGTAGCAGGTGATCTAACCCCATTGCAAGGGCATGAGCATGGTCTTGAAATATCATCCTTCTATGACGGCTTAAATGCAATACTTCTGCTTTATTATAAAGTTTCCATTGGGGGTTATTTTCATCGCTATTTGGGCCACCAATTCCAGCAGCCCAAATATCATCTTCTTCCGTAAGAGCAGGAAGCATATCAGGGAAAACTTTTCTGATTAAATATCTATCAATTTTAGGGAATAATTCTTGAAGTTTTCTATCCTTAATAGCAATTAATAATTCAGCTTCTCTCCAATGCAATCCTTCCAGCAGTTGGATGAAACGCCTTTCCTTTCCATCTCTGTTTAATTCAACATATCCATTAAAGAATATGTAAAGTCTTCTGAATTGTGTTGAAAGTTGTGTCTCAGCAAAACCATAGGGTTGTAATTTATTTGTATCATAGAATGGTGCGCCAAGAGCAAGATCGAATCCAACAAATCTTGGATTGAAATTGAAATCTAATAGACCTTTAACTACAGCATCGTCTTTTAGTTCTCTTAGGCTTGCTTCGAGAGTTTCTTGGCTGGGATTTCGTGGACCTGTGAGCAGTTCCATCATCTCATAAATATTTCTTGACATTATTCTGCTCCTTCTTCATCTTCATCTTCATCTTCATCTTCATCTGGGAATAATTCATCTATCGTTTCCTGAAGTGTGATAATATTATCAAGCCCAGCATAATATAGATCTTCATATTCACCTTCAGTGCCTAGATGCCGTTCAATAATTGTTAATAACTTTGCCTGAACTGAATGCAATTCATACAGTGTGTCAAAAAAATCAAAAATTTCAAATTCTTTTTCGGTTTCTTGGATTGCTTCTGTTACTGTTACTTCTTCACTCATTGTATTTCCTCTTGTTGTTTAAATTAAGTTATGTGTAATATTATAAACCTTATTTTACGATTGTCAACCTTTATTTATGTGTCTGTGCATCCCAGTAGAGCCGCGAACCGGAACAGATGCTGTTTTAATCTGCCCTCGCGTTCGATGCTCCGCTATCGCTACGCAATCTCACTGGGGGGTCGGTTGGCATCCATGCCGCCCTTCAATGTAGTTCTACTATCATATTTTAAGGCTTCATTTTTAACTGTTTCATATATCCATTTAGTTTTTCCCACACAATCTCCCGTTAAGTTATTTTTTCAATGTATCTATTATAGCAGTATTTATAATAAAAGTCAAGTATAAATATAAGTATAATTAACATAAAGGATATTACTATGACTACACCAAACATTAAAGATGTTCCAACTAACCAACAAAAATGTTACAAAAATAGAATTGGTGTTAAGGCGGCTGGGGTTCAACTCAACTTTACACAAGAACAAGTTGATATGTATGTAAAGTGTTCTAAAGACCCTATTTTTTTCATAAAATCATATTGTAAGATAATTCACATAGATCTGGGGTTGATCCCATTCGCATTATATGATTATCAAGAGGATTTTATCAACTGTATTCATAATAATTCAAAGACAGTACTTGCTACGGCCCGACAAGTTGGTAAAACTATGTGTACTGCTGCTTACCTATTATGGTTTGTTATTTTCAATGCACATAAAGATTCTGCCGTACTTGCGAATAAAGGTGCCACTTCTAAAGAAATAATGAAAAAAATACAAGACATGTATTGCCACATCCCTTACTGGCTCCAGGCTGGCGTTATAGAATTTCAAAAAACATCAATGATATTAGAAAATGGTTCGCGCATCTTCTGCGAAACTACATCTGCCAATTCTATTCGTGGATTTAGTATTAGTTGTATGTTGTTGGATGAATTTGCATTTGTACCAACAAATAATGCAGAAGAATTTTTTACTAGTGTGTGGCCGACATTATCATCTGGTAAAGATACAAAATTAATAATTGCGTCATGCGTAGTAAAGGATACTTATATATTTTCAGAAAACGGAATTAAACAAATATCAGATTTTATTGATGATGATCATAGTAGGCATACATATGAAATACCAACATATTCAATTCAAGGCAAAGATGGTATAAAAACTGGCTGCTTGATGCACACCAACGGCATTGTAGCAACTAAAAAAATTACATCTAGGTATTCATTACTAGAAGGTTCGCATAATCATAAATTATATACTTATAGTAACGGTGTATATGATTGGCATAGATTAGATGAACTTAAAGTTGGTGATTTTATTGCAATGAAATATGGTATGAATATTTGGGGGAATGATGATTCGATTGATTTCAATTATCAAACAAACAAATTTGAGGGAAACCGATTCGATATAGAAAAAATAACACCAGACTTTTCATATCTATTAGGATTATATATAGCGGAAGGAAATATGGCTAATGGCTATATTGATATAACTTGTGGTGATGATGTTAGTCACGTATTTAGTGATATTGGGTTGAAATATACTTTGGGTGCTGACGGACTGCACTATAGATGTTCATCGAGGTCGTTGGTTGAATTGATGCGATTTCTAGGGTTTGATTCAAAAAAGACTGCAAAATTAAAAGATATTCCCAAGAGATTATTCAGCATGTCTAAAGATAATGTAGTAGCATTGTTGCAGGGTATGTTTGATGGAGATGGGTGCGCTGATAAAAATAGAGCACGAGTCTCATATACGTCTACATCATTGAAATTAATAGAACAGTTGAGGGTAATTCTAATAAATTTTGGAGTTTTATCAACAGTGACTAAAAAGATTACACCTCCAACAGAAAGGGTAAATGTATATTCTACTGCTTGGGTATTAACAATTGCAAATAGCCACGCAAGAACATTCTTTAATGAGGTTGGATTTAGGTTTGCGCGTAAACAATCAAGAAATGTTGTATGTAAAGATACCTATAGGGGAAATTGGTTAGATATAATACCAAACTCTAAAAATATATTTAACGAAATAAAAGAAAAACATAAAAGTAATTTAAACATCTCTGGTGGGGTTGCAAAACGAACTATTGGTCAATCAAGAACTACAGCTATCGCTATTAAAGATAAATTTAATAGTGTTGGTATAACTGAGCAAATATTGGATGATATTATACAACCAGATATTTGCTGGATTCCTATATTATCTATAGAAGATTCTGAAAATTATACATATGATTTTTCATTACCAAATGATAAATCTGATAAATGGGCACATTCTGTCATATATAATGGTATATTAGGACACCAAACTCCTAATGGACTTAATCATTTTTATAAAACATACCAAGAAGCAGTTGATGGTAGAAATGGATTTACCCCATTGATGGTTAGATGGGATGTTGTGCCTGGTCGTGATGATAAATGGGCTGCTGATCAAAGGAGAGTGTTAGGCGATATAAAATTTGCCCAGGAAATGGAAGTGGATTTTCAGGGTTCATCAAATACCCTTATATCCAGCTACTACATTAAGAATATGGTATTTAAGACTCCTATTCATTCTGCCGATGGTTTTGATATGCTAGAAAAACCAATTAAAGACCACATTTATATGATAACTGTTGATACTGCCAGAGGTGTTGAAAGTGACTTTTCTGCTGTAATGGTATTTGATGCAACTTCCATGCCATATAGAACTGTTGGTAAATATAGAAGTGACCATATACCACCAATATTATTCCCAACTATAATTCATAAGATTGCTACTGATTATAATATGGCACATGTATTAATAGAAAATAATGATTTGGGTGAGCAAGTCGTAGGAATATTGAAGAATGATTTAGAATACGAAAACATCATCCATGTTGATAAAGATCGCGTAAGTGATTGGGCAAGAAGTGGAACTCCTGGTATAAAAACAACCTTAAAGACAAAACGAATGGGCTGTGCAGCATTAAAGACTTTAGTTGAAAACGAAAGTCTTATTATAACTGATTTTGATACAATTGTAGAGATAAGTACATTTGTGCAAATACGAGGATGTTTTGCTGCTGACAATAGTTGTCACGATGATTTGTGCATGTGTTTAATTTTGTTTGCGTGGTTGTCAAATCAAGTTTGGTTCCGCGATTTTACTGATGTTGACATCAGAAAAATCATGTTTGCAGCTGAGACATTGAGATTGGAGAATGAGATAATCCCACCAGGATTTATAAATAATGGTGAAGATGAAGTTGCTGCTGTGGAAGTTGTTGTTACACCTGACTGCATATGGGCTGATGGTCGTATTAGTTATAATGATTTTGTCAGAGATAATTATATGCAGTTTGAACGCTAAAAATTAGTTTAGCTAAATACTATTATATACAAAAAACAATTTACTTTAACTATAACAAAGAGGAAACAATTATGGCTAGTTCATTTCAACTCTCTCCTGGTGTTCGTATAACTGAGACAGATCTTACGAATATCATACCAGCTGTTAGCACAAGCCCAGCTGCCCATGCTAATTATGCAGAATGGGGGCCGGTATTATACCCAACCCAATTAACCAATGAAAATGATTTTGTGATTCAATTTGGTAAACCAAATCTACGCACATTTACTGGTTTTTTTACCGTTGCAAATTTTTTAGCATATTCTTCAAATATTTTATTTACAAGAGCTGCTTCAACTTCACAATTTAATGCTGCTAATCCTATTGCTGATGTAGCTGGTGTTGCATCAAGTACTATTACTTGCGTACAAGGTTCATATGCAGTTACTGGTGGAACAGCACCTGCTTTTCTTTCAAATGCTACCGTTGGCAAATATATAATTAGTGCTGCTGGTGTAGTAGTTGGTCAAATATCTTCTGTTGAGGGTGATACTGCATTAACTTTAGTTGCTCCCGCAACCATTAGCTTAACTGCTGCAACTTTATATTCTTATGGATTTAGAGTTATTGTTAATAACAGAACTGATTATGATGCTGATACAATTGATTTAACTGATTCTGGTGAATTTATTGGCAAATATCCTGGCAATACTGCTAATGGCGTTAGTGTATATATGGCTGATAGTAATACTTTTGCTATGCCTGTTGCTGCAACTATTAAAACAACTAAAAATGTATTTATTTCTTCATTGGCAAGACTTACAGGAACTTCAACAGTTACTATTATCACTGCTGTTGCACACAATTTAGTAACTGGACAATCTGTTAAGATTTCTGGTGCTCCTGGATTCAATGGTACATTTACTGTATTGACTGGTTCAAGTACTTATGAATTTACATTTATACAAGCTGGAGCTACTGTTGTTGCTGCATATGTTGATGGTGCTTTGGCAAATTCTATACAAATAAATGGTACTGGATTTAGTGCTGCTGCCGAAGAAGCGATTGGTAGTTGGATTGTTGATGCAACTGGTATTGTTCTTGGTCAAGTAGCTGCTGTAGCTTCTACGCTATTAACCTTAGAAACTTACCCAACTGCTCATTTGACATCTGCATCATATACAGTTAAATGGAAATATTTCAAAGAATTTGATACTGCCCCATTAACAAGTGCTTTTGCTGCAAATGTTGCTGGATTGTATGATGAAATGCATGTAATTGTTATTGATGATGCTGGTAAATTTAGTGGTGTTGCTGGAACAATTCTTGAAAAGTATCCGTTCTTATCCAAAGCAATCAATGCTCGTTCAAATACTGGTGCAACTCAATATTATGTTGATGTTATTAATACATCTTCAAAATATGTTTGGTTTGCAAATGCACCAACTGTTGTTACTGGTACTACTGCTTGGGGTGCTGTTGCAAATAGTGCATCATTTAAAATATTGACTTATCCAATAGCAGTTACACTTGCTAAAGGTGCAAATGGTAATGTTTCTACTGAAGGTCAAATAATGTCAGCTTTTGCATTGTATGAAAATGCTGAACTTTATGATATTTCATTGTTACTTGCTGGTAAAGCATCTTATGACTTAGCCAATTATCTGATTCAAGATATTGCAGAAGTCAGAAAAGATTGTGTTGCTTTCATTTCACCTGAAAATATTTTAACTGGTGAATACATTATTGGTGCAACTACACAACAAACTGCTGACCTTAAAGCATATGCTGATTTAATTACATCTTCTTCTTATGGGTTCATAGATAGTGGCGCAAAATATCAATATGACTTATACAATGATACTTACAGATGGATACCTTTAAATGGTGATATTGGTGGTATTACAGCACGAACAGATGAAACTAATGATCCTTGGTGGAGTCCTGCTGGTTATAATCGTGGTCAAGTAAAGAATGTTACTAAATTGGCTTTCAATCCTCATTCAAAAACTGATAGAGATGTTTTGTATCAAGCAAGAATAAATCCTGTTATGTCAGAAAGAGGCCAAGGTGTATTATTATTTGGTGATAAAACTGCTTTGGCAAAACCAAGCGCATTTGACAGAATAAATGTTCGCAGATTGTTTATTGTTCTTGAAAAATCAATTGCAATTGCAGCTAAATACATGTTGTTTGAATTTAATGATTCTATTACCAGAAACCTTTTCATAGGTATGGTTCTTCCATTCTTAAGAGATGTTCAAGGCAGAAGAGGTATCCAAAGCTTTAAAGTGGTTTGCGATGAAACTAATAATACCAATGAAGTAATTGCATCGAATAACTTCGTGGCTGATCTGTATATTCAACCTAACTATTCAATCAACTTTATTACTTTGAACTTTATTGCTACCAGAACTGGTGCTGCAACTTTCACGGAAGCTTAAGTTATAACTGCGGAAACTATGTTATTTTAATATAAAAACATAGTTTCCACAATCCCATATTCTTCTATACCCATTTTCAAACATATAACTAGATTCAGTAATTGCTGAATCTGGTAATTTGTGTTTCTGATACAACAATCTCGATTCTAATACATCACTGCTATCTTTAAAATAAAAATAATTTGGCGAAGATATTTTTTCCAATATGAAATTATTTTTATGATACATATTTCCATTAGACCATCTCATATTAGCATATGAAACTATTGATGCATTATTGTGTATTGATTTAAAATATTTTAATAATTTTGAAAATCCACCAACAACTGTTGTATTTCTTTTATTACAAAATCTAATCAATTCATAGTCTATATTATTCCTATATCGTGATTTTGAAAATCCAATAGCACATACTAATTCATTATTATAAATCAATCCTATTTTTGTTGAACTATTACATGATCCTTGCAAATGGTTATCTACCATAAATGATGAATATTCGGCATTTGTTAATTGTGATATTTTGCATTTTCTTGCATATAGTTTATTTGACATTCCACATTTATTTAAAATTACTGATTTCCACAATTCTTCATTATATGTCCACTCATTACTAAAAATTTGCAGAAGTTGTATACCCAAATCATTACACATAATTGTTTTTTCTAAATGCTTATTTTTATTTTCAATATCAACATTATCAAACATTGAATATTTACTAATGCCATAACTATGAAACATTATTCCAGAATATTCAATTGCTATATTATACTTTGGTAAAAATATATCTACAGTAGTTCTACCTTTACCATTCTTAGCAATAATATACTGCTGTATTACTTCAATATTTAAAGATTCTAACCAGTCCTTTATATCATATTCAAATGATGATATTTTTCTTGGATTACATCTTGGGCATAGATTATTTATTCTTTTGTTAATTTTTCCATTTTTTAACCATACATCGAATTCATTACTACATTCATTACATTGTAATGTAAATTTATCGTCATTTAATGATTCTGGTTCATTTATAATATTGTACATTGGTTTCAATAAATCAATTGCTTTTATTATGCTATTCTCTTTTCTATGTTTTGATGATGAAAATGACCTATGTTCTTTACATAATTCACTAAATTTTTTGGTTCTATCATTAAAAGATGTATTAATTCCACAAATACTACAGGTGCATGGCATCAATAAAGAATAAATTTTATGAGATAATTTATTATATTCTAAGCAATGTTTTTTTATAGATTCGCGTATAATTGGATCTTTTGATAATTTACGCATAGTATATTGATTTGTCAACAACTCTTCGTTTAACTTGAAGTATGTTATTAACTCATTTTTTGATATTGTCATTTCTGTTGAATTATTTCCCATATTAATTATTTCTTTAAAGTTTAAATATCTATTATAGCACATTTATATTTATCCTGCAAATTGTTTTGTATAAATAGTAGTATGAGTTAAAAAATCCTCATCCAATTAATTTAATATAGGAGTAATAAAATGGCAAGTGTAGCAAATATTTCGGCTTTTAAAAGTCAACTTCAAGGGGGTGCCAGGCCAAATCAATTTTCCGTAGAAGTTTCATTTCCACCTGGTATAGCAAATGCATGGACAGCTGTGGCACCATTACAGGCAGCTTTCTTAGTTCATGCAGCAAGCATACCAGCAAGTTCAATTCAACCAGCCAATGCACCTTATCGCGGCAGGGATGTATATTTAGCAGGGGAGCGTACATTTGCACCTTGGACTATTTCAATCTATAACACAGAATCATTCTCTTTAAGAAATGCTTTTGAAAGTTGGAGCGAAATGATTAATGCTAATGTATCTAATACAGGCAGAACATCACCAGCACAATATCAGGCTGACTTGGCTGTTATTCAATATGATAGAAATAATATTGCATTGAAAAGTTACAAATTCATTGACGCATTTCCCATAGAAATTTCACCAATTGAACTGGAATATTCTAAAAATAACCAGGTGGAATCATTTCAAGTAACGCTCGCATATCAGTATTATGTATCTGTAGTACAAGGTTCTTCTGGTACAGGTTTGGGTCTTTCAACCACATTAGGCAATCTTACAATCTAACATATCTTGCTCTTTATTTAAAGAGTGCCAATACACACCATTTAGCTCTATCGCTAAATGGTGTTCTGGTATATAAATATCAAGTTCTTTTGGCTTTATTTGTGACCTATCGGAAGCAATGAAATTAATCCCATGTTCTTCAAGAAATTCTTGAATAGCCCTTTCATATGATGATACATGATAACATTTTGTTATTGGAATTTCGTGCAGTCTTAAATATTTTGCTACCGTTAAATCTGATATATGCAATTCTTTACCTATATCATATGCGCTTTTTTTATTTATTTTATATTCAGTATACATCCATTCTTTATCTTCCAAAAATTTAATAACCCCTTCTAATTTCGCTTCAGTATTTGTTCGTGCATTAATGTTAAATTTCTTTAAATATTTACAAACTCTATTCCCAGTAGTATTTAAAGTATCTGCAATTTCATTTGATGATAATCTTTTTGTTATATATTGATCATATAACCACTCTTCATTTTCTAATAAAGCTATAGAGTCTGAAGAATGCAATAATTGACATTCTTTAATATCCCTTATGTGTATATTGTGTTTTTTTAAATATTTTTTTATTATTCTACCGCTATAACCGAGTTCCTTTCCTATAGTAATTATGGATTTGGCATTTGTAATATACTCATTAATTACCCAATCTGCATCTTCTAAGAATTTTAAATTTCTTTCATCTATTATATGACTTGATGAATTATCTCTTAATTTTATATCTAATTTAATTAGATTATCCCTTACACTTTTTGGCGTACATCCAATTTCTTTAGCAATATCTGGTGTACTCCTTCTATTATTAATATATTGCTCATTCATCCAATCTTTATCTTTTAATCTATACATAAACAAATACACCTTGCCCACAATCATACAATTTACTATATCCATTATTAAACATATTATCTTCCTCTGTTAAGTTTTCATTAAATATTTCCAACTTATCTTTTAGTTTATGTTTCATGAAATTCCATCTATTATATTCTACACCATCTTTAACCCATTTATATCCTGGCAAACTATTATGCGAAAATTTAAAACCTAGTGTGGTATATATTTTACCACTAGAATATCGTCTATCAGCATAAGTAATAATGGATTTATTTTGATTATTATTTATGAAATATTTGAATAATTTTGAAACTCCACCAATGACGTTGGTATTTAATTTCGATGCAATTCTTAAAATCTCAAAATTGTATTCTTTGTTATATCTTGGTTTACCAAAACTCATCATACAAACTATTTCTTCATTATACTTAAGCCCAACACAAATATTGCTATTAACGTGTCCTTGCAAATGATTTGCATTAAAGAATAGCCCCTCATCATATTTTGAAATTAATTCTATAGAGCATTTTCTAGCAAATATTTTATTTTCTATTTTATTTACTTTATTTAAGATCATAGACTTTACAATTTCTTGCTTATGATCCCACTCAAACGAAGTAAAGTGTAATAGTGTAATGCCTAATTCTTCGCATTTTAAAGTTTTTTCTAAGTGATTATTTCTCATATTTGTTATATCCTGTATTTTATTTAAAGAATGCCAATATATACCATTTAATTCTATCGCTAATTTATTTTTTGGTATATATAAATCCAATTCTTTAGGTTTTAATATTGTTCTATTGGAAGTTTCAAATTCCACACCATTCTCTGCTAGAAAATCTTGTATTTTTCTTTCATATGATGATACCATATGTGAATGTGATACGTGGATATTATGTTGATGCATATAAACTCTAACACAATCTACTGTACAACATAATATTGTTGCAATATCATAAATCGTTTTTTTATTTACAATGTATTCATTATACATAAAATCATAATCATTTAACAATGTTGAAGAAGCTATTGATATAATAGCTTCTGATTTATTGCGTATTTTTATATTATTATTCTTTAATTGAGTTTTTACTCCTGTTGGTGAACAATTTGCCAATTTTGCTATTGTGTTTAACGACAAACCTTCATCCTCATATTTTAAACGCAACCAATCACAATTTAATACATTAGATGATAAATCTTTCATTTGTTTTTCTGATGCACTTCTTATTGAGATTTTTTGATTTTTTAATGCTCTTAAAATAGTACCATCTTTGCAATTTAATTCCGTACCTATTTCGTAAGTTGTTTTTTGTTTAGTTATGTATTCTGTATATAACCAATCATAATTTTCTAATACTATTAATTTGCTATTTACTGCTTGATGTACTTGTGATTTTGTTCTTATGGCAATATTATGTTTTTTTAAATTTACACAAACGCAATTGCTTGAACAGTTTAATTCTTTAGCAATATCTACGCTAGTTCTACCTCTAGTAATATATTGTTCAAATAGCCAATCTTTATTATGTAGATTATTAACAAAATCCACCTTATGTATTAATGATTCTCCACGACTTCTTCTTGGTATATCATATTTCTTTAATCGTCTACCAACAGCAACATTGCCACAATTTAATTCTTTGGCAATTTCTACTGTAGTTTTTTCATTGGTTATGTATTGTTCAAACAACCAATCTTTATCATCTAATTTATTCATATTTATCCCATTTATTTTACTATAAATACTATTATAAACCTATTTATACAAAAGTCAAGGAAAATAAAATGGCACGAACTAATTCTAAGTTTAAATCAAAATCCAAAAATTACGGTATTGATTTAGGCAATAATGTTACAATAGAACCAACAAGTCCAATTATGCCCGTAAATTCAGACGGGGCCCAATATGCATCTTCAATTTCCAGCTATTTTGGTGCAACTTCAATTACAATGGATGGTAATGGTCAGGGTGATAGAGACTTATTAAAACGCTACAGAAGCATGTCGCAATATGAACAAATTGATATGGCTATTGATGCGGTTGTTAATGAGGCCATAGTTTATGACTCTACCACCTATCCAGTATCATTAAATCTTGATAAACTTGGCGTTTCAAAGTCTATCAAAATGAAAATATTTGAGGAATTTGAAAATGTTTTGAAATTACTTGAATTTGATTTAAAATCTTATACTATATTTAGAAGATGGTATATTGATGGTAGAATTTATTATAATGTGATTATTGATCCTAAACATCCTGAAAATGGTATTATTGAATTGCGTCCAGTCGAAGCAATGAAAATCAAAAAGATTAAAGAAATTCATAAAGAAAAAGATCAAAATGGTGTTGAATTTGTTAAGCAGGTTGATGAATATTATTTATATTCTGATTCTGGATTTGTTGGAAGCAATACCCAACCACAAAATACTTGCACACAAGGTATTAAATTTAATGTTGATGCTATCTTAACTGCCAATTCTGGTATTATAGATGAAACAACTAAACAAATTTTATCCAATTTGCATAAATCTATCAGACCTTCAAATCAATTAAGGATGCTTGAAGATGCTGTTGTAATTTATAAGATTACCAGAGCACCAGAAAGACGTATTTTCTATATTGATGTTGGTACGTTACCTAAACTGAAAGCAGAAGAACATTTAAGAGATTGTATGAACAAATACAGGAATAAAACTGTATATGATGGTGCAACTGGTGAAGTGAGAGATGATAAAAAGTTTATGACCATGTTAGAGGATTATTGGATGCCACGCAGAGAAGGTGGTCAAGGTACTAAAATTGATACCCTCCCAGGTGCTTCCGCTGGATTTACTGATATGATAGACGTTGGTTATTTTTCATCTGCCTTGATGCATTCTTTAAGTGTGCCTATGTCAAGACTACAGAGTCAATCCGGTTTTAATATGGGGCGGTCTTCAGAAATTTCAAGAGATGAAGTCAATTTCATAAAATTTGTATATAGACTACAAAAAAGATTCGCATTCTTATTCTTAGATGCATTAAAGGTGCAATTAATACTAAAGGGAATTATTTCGGATGAAGATTGGCAGTACATTAAAAATAATATATTAGTTGAATATCTCCACGACAACTATTTTCAGGAACTAAAAGATAATGAAATATTAAGTACTAGAATACAAGCAGCAATGGCATTAGAACCGTTGATCGGCAAATATTTTAGCCATGAATATGTCCGTAAGCACATTTTTATGCAAACAGATGAAGATATAGCAGATCAGGATAAAATGATTATGGCTGAATTTGAGAATCCAATATACTATCCACCAACATCAACTGGAGATGAATTAGCAGGAGCACCTACAGATGGCGGTGATGAAGGTGGTGGTGGTGGTTCAGCAAAAGCAACTGGTGAAACTACGACTGTAACCCTCGCTTCGATGGAGCACCAGATGTCCAAGAATATGCTGGCTGTGCAGCAGGGTAAAATCTTTAATATTACGAAAAATGGTAAGACGATTGCCCAAGTTAAACCAGTCACCAGTGAATCATTAACAGAAAGCTACGATGTTATGAAGGTTAGTTTAATTGATAGTTTAGAAAATTTACTAGCTTGTATGGGAAATGGTGAGATATTAACTTTAAGTGAAGGTGTTGATGTAAAAGTAAATCTTATAAAATTTTGATATAAATATATGTAGTGAGGGAGATATTAGAAGTATCTCCCAACTCAGCTACGGAAACTAAGCTGTCCTACAAATATATTTATACGGAGTTTTAAAATGAAAAAATGCACTAAATGTGGTATAGAGAAAGATGAAAGTGAATTTAATAAAAAGAAAGGTAAACTTAGAAGTCAATGTAAATCATGTGATAAATTGGATAATGCTAAACATAAACTATTAAATCCAAATTATGGTAAAAATAATTATAATAAAAAGAAATCTAACGGAAAAATATATGAATATGAACATACTCCAGATTATATAGACCGTAGAAAGGTGCATAATAAAAATTATAAGGAAGAACATAAAGAAGAATTAAAAGAAAAGGCTATTGTTTATAATAACGGACTATCAGATGAAAGAAAATCGTTGGATAAAAAATTAAGAAAAATTTATCATAAATCTTATCAACAAATAAATAAAGAT